CACCACCAATTCGGTATTTTACAAATAATGTAGTATTACTTTTTGGTACCGCTCCAAGTGATGTATTATTTAAAAATGTTGATAGGTTAACCTTCATTGTTCCTGACATGTAATTGTCCAAATTATCCATTGGGTCAACATTACCTGAACCAAAAGTTAATGAAAAATAGTTCTCAGGTGTATATTCCGTAAAGAACTTGTTAACGATACCCATATAATCACCAGATTTGAAATTATCTTTATCTGACGCTCCTGTTGGGTCCTCAACAAAAATCTTGTCCTCAATTAATGATTTAACTTCATACCATCTGTTGTCTGATGATACAAATTCATCTGATGTTGGATTTGCTCCATATCCTGAACCGTCTTTATGTATAACTGAAGTTACCCCTAAAATATTTCTTTCAGGTAAAAAAATCTTTAAAAATGGTTTTTGGTCAACTGCACTGATTACTCTTCTGTAAATTCTTGTAACACCATTAATAACCGCCTCTCTTTTTGTTATTGTATATGAAACCAATCTATTATTACCATCAAAATTTGGTATTTTTAATCTGTTTGGTTCACCTTTACTATTAAATGGACTTGAGAAATCGATATCTTCAACGATTTCAAATATTTGACCTCCACCTGACACTTGTGCTCCTGACTTCAAAATACCTTCGTATCTTTCATCATCTTTATCTCCTCTTACGGGTACGTTAATTGAAAAGTCACATAACGCAATTGATGGTCTTGGGCCAGGTAATTTGATTCCGTATGTTTTTGCAATATGAAATAATGACTGTCTTTGTTGGGCAAAGTCCAACATTGTTTCTTGCCAAACTCTATCAATATGGTAATGTAAGTTATCCGCAATACCTGCGTTCATATCCAATAATACTGAATATATTGAGGCATCATTGAAGTTAGATATTAACTCAGGATAATACTGTTTAGTTAAATCCACCAATTCTTCTCTAAGACCGGCGAAATCTCTTGTTGCGTATGATATTTGTTTTGACATATTACAAATTAATAATTATAAAATCTGGTGTGCTAAATGTACCGTTATTTACCGTATAATCTATTTTTACCTTAGCAGTGTACGGTTTGTTCGCTGCAGTGGAAACTCTAAATAATCTTGCGTCTTCATCTTCATTTACAGATGTAATCATCTGTTCAGGGTCATCTTCCGCTGACATTACTTTAATTGAATTTATATCTAAATTCGGTATGTATTTTTTTACACCCTCTCTTATTTCTTCTTCGATGTTATTATGTGATATTATATCATTTTGGTCGAAGATGTATTCATATAATCTAGTACCAAAATCTGGTAATAAAAATCTACTTCCCTTCCTTGTTAAAAGTAAATGAATGAGATTAGCTCTAACCTCCTTTTCAGGGGTTGCAGTTAATCTAACGTAATTACCAATTGCACTGTCCCTAAATGGGAAGTCTATACCGTATGTAGCCATATCAATAAATATAAATAATTGTAAAATGGTAATAAATAAAAAAACCCCAACAAAGTTGAGGTTTTTAATATAGTGACTTGATTTTCGCACCCTGTATAATCAAATCCTCGGATGCTCAAGGTACGCCTTGACGACAGTAACACTTTGAGGGCGCCACCCGCGGGTATTAAGACCCACAACCTTCACACTCAAATGGAGAATCTGACGGTCTACTACTTGTCATTACCATTTCAGGTGTTTGTTCACTTATTAGTGTATTATTAGTTGGTACTTCAACATTATTAACTGAAGCTGCCGGTTGTTCTATTGGTTTTGATGCGGACATGTCCACCCCTAAACCTTTAATTGCGTCTACGGCCGCTCTTGTTCTTAGATAATACATTCCCGTTTTTAAACCTAATTTCCAACCATATAGATGTGCCGCTAATAACTTAGTTTTAGTTGCATTGTCAACGAATAAATTTAAAGACTGTGATTGGTCGATAAAGATACTTCTATTGGCCGCCATTTGTAAAACACGTTTTTGTGACATTTCCCAAACAGTTTTATATACTTCTTTCAATTCTGTTGGTATTTCAGGAATGTTTTGAACTGAACCATTTTCCATGATTAGTTTATTCTTAATGGTCTCGTTCCATAAATTTACCTTTACTAACTCATTAACTAAGTGTTTGTTGATAACAATAAATTCACCACCTAATGTTCTTCTTGAGTATAAATTAGTTGTAAATGGTTCGAACGCCTCATTGTTACCTAATATTTGTGCAGTGGATGCGGTTGGCATCGGTGCAACTAATAGTGAGTTTCTAACTCCATAATTAACAACCTCTTTTCTTAGTGATTTCCAATCCCATCTTCCTGATAAGTCATTATCTTTTTTACCCCACATCTCATATTGGAATATACCACGTGAAATTGGTGAACCGTCAATTGATTCATATGGTCCAACTACTTTTGAAATATCTTTAGATGAGGTCATCGCCGCAAAATATATTGTTTCAAATATATCCGTTTGTAATTTATCAGCTTCTTCACTTTCAAATGGTAAATGTAACATACAAAACACGTCAGCTAAACCTTGAACACCTAAACCAACTGGTCTGTGTCTAAGATTGGAAAGTTTTGTTTCTTCAGTTGGATAGAAATTTAAATCAATTACGTTATTTAAATTCTTAATAACTTGATATGTGTTATCATATAAAAGTTGGTGATTGAATTCTCCGTCTTTAACATATTTTGGTAACGCTAATGACGCTAAATTACAAACAGCCTGTTCAGTTGGTGAACTATATTCAATAATTTCAGTACATAAATTTGAAGATTTAATTGTACCAAGATTTTTTTGATTTGATTTATAATTCGCAGCATCTTTATATAACATGTAAGGTGTTCCTGTTTCAATTTGTGCGGTAAGGATTGCATCCATTAATTTTCTCGCTTTGATAACTTTTCTTGCCTTACCTTCTTTCTCATATTTTTCATATAAATCTGTGAAATTCTGTGTAGACAATGTTGGGTCATCATAAACATCTGATAATCCTGGTGCTTCGTCTGGTGAAAATAATGACCAATCACCATCCTCCTCAACTCGTTTCATGAATAGGTTAGGTGTCCACATAGCCAAGAATAAATCTCTTGCTCTCATTTCTTCTTTACCGTGATTTTTTCTTAAATCAATAAATTCAAAAATGTCAGCGTGCCATGGTTCAAGATATACCGCAAATGAACCTTTACGTTTTCCTCCTTGGTTAATCCAACGAGCAACTTCGTTATAAGTTTTCATCATAGGTAATAAACCGTCAGACTGTCCACCGGTTCCTTTAATATACGCCCCCTTAGCTCTGACATCATGTACGTGTAAACCGATACCTCCTGCCCACTTAGAAATCTTTGCAACATCTTTTATCGTATCAAACAATCCATCGATATCGTCACCCTTATTACCAATTAAAAAACAAGAAGACATTTGTGCTCTTTTAGTTCCCGCATTAAATAACGTTGGTGTTGCATGTGTGTAGTAATGTTGAGATAAGTCATCGTAAATACGAAGTGCCATATCCACATCACCATTACAAATACCAACAGCAACTCTCATGTAAAGATATTGTGGTCTTTCAACTACTCTATCTCCAATTTTTAACAAGTACGAACGTTCAAGTGTTTTAAAACCAAAGAAATCGAATTCGAAATCTCTATCCATTTTAATTGCTCCGTCAATCACTTCTTTGTTCGCCATTACAAATTTATAAACGTCATCATCAATTAATGAGGACTCTTTATTTGTTTTAGGTTCAACGAAAAAATGTAACTCTTTTATTGATTGTGAGAATTTTTTAGGAGTTGTTTTATGTAAATTAGAAAGTGCCAATCTTCCCGCTAATTTTGAATAGTCGGGGTGTGTTGTTGCCATCGCCGCCGCAGTTTCTGCTGCCAACACATCTAATTCAGTTGTCGATATCCCATCATATATCCCCTGAGTTACTTTCAATGTAACAAACGTGGGGTCTATGTATTCCAAATCCAAATCACTACAAAAAATACTAATTCTTCTTGTAATTTTATCGTATCTCATTTCCTCAAGGGAACCGTCTCTTTTTTTAACTTTCATCTTATGTTTTATTTTTTTTAAAAATCCATATCCTCATCGAACGCAGAACCCAAATCATCTGACGTACTATTATTAACTCCAGCTTTTTGATATTCGGCAACTCTTTTTTCAAAGAAATTGGTTTTACCTTGTAGTGCGATGTTTTGCATGAAATCAAAAGGATTCTCTGAATTGTAAACTTTTGGTACACCCAATGACACCAATAACCTGTCAGTTACAAATTCAAGGTACTGAGCCATTAAATCTGAATTCATACCAATTAATCGAACAGGTAATGCTTCTAAAATGAATTCCTTTTCGATTTCCAATGCTCCACAAATAATTTCTTGTATTCTTTTTGGGTCCACTTTATTTTGTATGTGTTGGTTGTAGATATGACAAGCAAAATCACAATGAACACCTTCATCTCTTGATATTAATTCATTTGAGAATGTTAATCCTGGCATTAGACCTCTTTTCTTTAACCAAAAAATCGAACAGAATGAACCTGAAAAGAATATACCTTCAACCGCAGCGAATGCAATTAATCTATCAATAAACGATTCTGAATTAATCCATTTCAACGCCCAATCCGCTTTTTTCTTAACGGCCGGTATTGTATCAATTGCATTGAATAAAAAATGTTGTTCTTCTTTATCTTTTACTAATGTATCGATTAATAGTGAATATGTTTCACTATGTATGTTCTCCATCATAATTTGGAAACCGTAGAAGAATTTAGCTTCAGTATATTGAACTTCATTTACAAAGTTCATCGCCAAATTTTCATTTACTATTCCATCAGATGCTGCAAAAAATGCTAACACATATTTTACAAAGTGTCTCTCATCGTCATTTAACTTATTATCCCAATCGGATACGTCTTGTCCTAAATCAATCTCTTCTGCCGTCCAAAAAGAGGCTTCAGATTGTTTATAAAATTTCCACAAATCGTGGTGTTGTATTGGAAAAAGGACAAAACGTCCAGGGTTATCTTGTAAGATTTTTTCTGTCATTGTTTTTTGTTTAGGTATTAATTAATTTGTTGTCGCTTGACTTGGGTGGGTTTTTCTATAAATTTCCTGAGCTCTTGATGCTCTGTCTTTTACTTTATCTTGTTCAAAACCTAACAAGGTATTTTGGGAGTCAGTATCGATAATAAGTAATTTATTATCGAACTTACAATTTTGGAAAATAACACCATCTTGTCCTATACGTGATTTTAACAATGTCAAAGTTCCTAAATTATTTTCTTTTTGTTCTAATGTTTTTCCAATTGATATGATAATGTGAGCAACTTGTGCTTTCTTGATGTTACCACCCATTTGGTCACTTGTCACGACTTCAGATGATATCGAATCTCTATTACCTTGTGTTGCGGTCCAAACAGCAAATTCAAACTCTCCCGTCATTGATTCTAATTGTCTCATGATTGCACCTTCACCTTTCCATTCTTCACCGAAGGCGTTTTTCTCTGCACTTAAACAGTCAACGTAGTCGATTAATAACAAATCAATTTTAGTCCCCTCAGATTCCATTTTTCTTACAATGGATTTAATGTCTGAAACTGTAACACCGAAACTTGGTAATTTTAATAATTTCAAAAAGTTTTTACTTTCGCTGTTTCTTTTTTCAACTATCGATATCACCTCTTGTGCGTTTTCACTTTGTTTGTCAGGTTCAATTCCCGTCCAAATCGTAAAGTGTTTTCTCTTAATGTTTGTTTCACTATCTTCGAAAAATATCTGTAGAACGTTTTTACCATCATTAAATGCTGTGTTAGCGAATAATGTTAATAATGTTGTTTTACCTGTACCAGTCGGTGCCAATACCACACCTAATTCACCCATACCTATTCCACCTTTTAATAGTCTATCTATTCCATTAATTCCTGTTGGGATTGGTACTCTCGAATCTTTTTCCAACGCTCCCGCGATATTATCAAATACGTCCTTTGCTCCATCAGATGTTGCACCAACTTGTAATGCGTCATTAACTAATTTTTCAATTTTTGTATACTCTTCAAAGTCTCCGTTCTCAATAATGTTACTCACATCTTTGATTGCTTTTTTTAGTACTTGTTGTTTACAAAAATTAAGAGAGGTACTCTTAATATATTCTGGAATGTCAGTATGGTGTTCTTGAATGTTTTTCAAGGTATCCATATGTAACTTGGATGATGTGTCTTTACTTGATTCGGACATTAGTTTCTGTGCCAACGTATCATAAGAAGGTATTGCCCCAAACTTAACGTGCATTTCTTTAACATTCTCCATAATATATCTAAAATATGGACTATCGAAGTATTTGCTCTCCATAACATCAATAATTGTCTTAGCAAATTTTTTGTCTTCAAT